CATTTCTGACCCCTCTCGCTAGGGCCAATTCTAGCTGAGACTCCATTTTATCAAGGCGCGACACTATTGGAATATTCTCCAATTTAATTATGTAGCGAAGGCCAGCAATTAGTAGGGCAATTGATCCTAAGACTGATGCGACTAGGGTTGCTAATTCAGCTGCAACCATTATCGGACTTTGCCGTATCGCTCGTAGTTAGGATTAAGCCAGTTAATGATGCTAGGCAAGACTGACACTAGAGCGGCATTTGCAATCGCATTGAGGTCGAATCCCACCGCTAGATACGTCGCTAGGGCTGTCGCTAGGAATGTCTTTGCCCAGCTTTCTGCCATCTTTTTTAGGTCGCTCATTCTTGTCTCCTTCTAGGTCAAAGTAACTGCTGTCTTTGTCTCCCAAAGTTGTAAAGCTAATATGGAAATGAGAACGATGAGGATTAGGGCCTGAGTATTTACGCCGCTTCCAACCGAGTATCGGACTCATTATCTTTCCATCATAGATAATATATTTAATGCGCTTATCGCCCTGCTTGGCGCACTTACGAATTTTCTCAACCAACGCATAAGCTTCTTCTTTGTGCGCTGCTAGGTCAGAATCAATGTCTATAGCTCTAACGATTCCATTTGCTGGTATATGGTCAGAATTGCCTTTAGCAATGTGCCGAGCATCAGCAATCCAGCCGTCAGACTTCCTATCGCGATCAGGATAATCGTCATCAATTTGCTCCCGAAGTTGGACGCCAGCTGCACATAATTTAGCCATTACGAAATAAGAAGCTTTGCCTCATCCTCAGTAATTCCCAGCCGATTCAACAAGTCCGCCTTTTGGGTGGTTTTTGCTGCATTCTGCTCGGCTTTCCAAGAATCGTATTGCGCAAAACCTGCTTCGAATTCTTCTTTAGTTAAAGGCTCGCAAGTTAAAAAGGTGATGCCTTCATAATCTTCGCCTACTTGCATAAAACCGCCATCGGGTCTAAGCATCCCTAAAACTTCGTATGATTTAGCCATTACGCACCTATTTCCATAAGAATCATTACTGCCTGATTATCAGCCCCACCTGCTTGAACTAACGCATTTGCTGTTCCGTTTGGGTTCATAAACTGCAATTCATAAGTTGTTGATGAAGTAGTGCTAGGGCTGTCTAAGTAGATTTGAGTGTATCTAGTTCCTAAATAAACGCTGTTGGCTTTTTGTGCCACATAAGTATCTTCAATGATAGTTGTGCTACCTCGCCGTATTCTAAAACTAATGTTGTTAGTTGTTGCTTCATCTGTAACCCGATAAGTGACGGCTGCCATAATTAAGATTTTTGAGCTAGCGGATGAAGGTGTAATCGCTTGACTTAATCCTGTTGTTTGATAAGTGGTTGTGGCATTACTTCTAAAAGTGCTATCTGTGTCTTGAATTACCTGCAACACTTTGCCACCGGCAGCAGGAGCAGCCCACTTCAGACCTGTTGCTTCAGCAGAATCTGCTGTAAGAATGTAGGTGTTTGTGCCAACCGCTAGGCGGTCGAATGTGTCTGAACCAGTTCCAACTACTAAATCCCCTTTGGCATCAAATTCAGTTGCAACTGTGTTAGTTACTACTGGAATCGGGCCAGTTCCTGAGGCTACTGAAATACCAGTGCCAGCTTGAACTTCAGTTATATCGCCTTGATCATTATTTATCCAAGCAGGAACGCCACCTGATACCGCTAAAATCTGACCAGCAGTTCCTATTGGCAAAGCAGTATTTACATTCGCAGTTGCTGATCTATAAGCAAGAGCGCCAGTAGTAGTCTGTGGGTTTAAGTTCTTTGTCGTTGTATCAATTGAGCTTCCCAATGTGCGAATTGCAGCTGCGCCATCCTTGACGAGATCAGTATCGTCAGGAGTGTCCCAGCCGTAATTAGTAGTCGTTGCCATTTAGTCTCCTATGCCACAATTGTAGCGTTATACCATTCCAGTAATGGGTTTATTGTATTCCAACTCTCTACCGCTGGGACTGAGTTCCAACGGAAGGCTTGCAGGCTGAAAGCTATAGGCGATAGGTTCATAGTCAGGTCTAGGCGGTTAAGACTTGCAGTCCAAGTCCAACCCTCAACAAATCCTTGAAACTCGCCATCAGTCATATTGATTGGCAGATTAGTGATATTCAATGGCATACCCATAAATACATTTAGAAGGCTATCTCGGTCGGCATTGTCAATCTCTGGATTAGCCGTAGTAAAGGTTATCTGCCGTAGGGCAAATTGAGGATAAGCGCGAATAAGTAGATAGAAGGCTGCTTGGGCTTCAGCGTCGTGTATATGCCTAAGAGTGGTAGATATTGTGGTAGCTAATTGGCCGTAAAGGGATATAGAAGCTGCATCCTCATCAGTTACTGATGCGCTGCCAATGCCATAGCCGACTGTAATTGCGTTTCGGACATCGCCAGCGCGCTTGACTATGGAAAGAGCTGGGCCAATTGCGTGATTGCCATCCAAATCAACATAGCCGTTAGTTGCAAGGTATTGGCTTCGGTGTGTCGAATCAGCATAACCAATTCGACCTTGAGCATCCTCATATAAGTAACCAAGTCCGCTAGTGGCATACCTAGAAGCTAAATTATAAACTGTGTCATTAAGGCCAGTCTCTGAGTGCAACTCATAATCACCAGGAGTATCAATCTCTCCTAGTCCGCTATTTTCTGCATCCTGCCATTGGGTAGTCGCGTCGTAACCATTCCAAGTCTCGGCAGCTGGCACTTCATTCCATTGGTCGAATAATACGCCGCTAAGCAATTCCTCAATGCGGTCTCCATCAAATTGATGGGCAAAGTTGCCAGTATAAACTGCCCTAGCAAGTCGCGCTAAAGCTCCTACTGCAACAATTCTAATCTGCTGGCTGGTCGCTGTTGATCCTGAACTCTGGACTGTAATGCCTAAGTCAGTAATAAAGCCGCCAAAAAGATTAACATAAGCGCCAGTAGAGTCTTGGACTTCTATTGTTACTGCGTCATTTACTTCATAAGGAACTGACGCTTCAGCCGTCTCAATAAGACTTAGATTGCAGTAACCAGCAATTGGCTGTTGATAAATATCGGTGCGACCCGAGGTAATAGTTAAGCCGCTAAGGGTTGCGCTAGTAACTGTAACGCCATCAACCTTAACTCTATAAACTGGATTCCAGAGGGTCATTGCGCTACTAGGCCGCCAAGGATTGCGCCGCCACCGCCGTTGCGAGCGTTGCTAGTGTTTAATGCTAATACTACGGCCCGAGTAAATCCTTCTTCATCTATAGCACTAGGAGCATTAACATTAACAATGACATTGCCGCGCTCATCGCCTCGTCTTGCAGCTGCTACATCAAAGCTAGAAGGGATGGCATTACCGCTTGGAACTATCGTTGATGGGGCAGTGACCAATGATGGTGACGATACGGAAGGACTAACGACATTAGGTTTTGCAGGTGTGACTGGAGTAATTGTTACTGATGGCGTAGTTGTGACCTTTGGAGTTATAACGACACCAGATGGCAAAGACGCGGCTGCAACTGTGTTTGACGATTTTGTTCCTGCATCAAAATCTACCTTAGGTATTGTTTTGATATCAGGCCCAGATTTAATTAGATTTAATCCGCGAATAACGGCATTTATACCAGTTATTGCTGCGTTTATAATTGGCTCAAGAGCGTTTAACGCGAAGGCTACTGCGCTGACAATTCCAGAAGCAACTTTGCCAATAATTTTAATAGTATCTGCAAAACCACCAGCTAAGAATGGAACTAAAGTATCTTTGGCAAAATTGTATAATCCTCTAAAAGTGTCCTCATTTTCTTTGACGGATTTAATGACTGGATCAATAGCATTTTTCTTAAACCGCTCAAAAGCTGGAATGGCTGTATCTGTGATAAAAGTTAGCAACTTCTCAATAATTGGCAATAAAGCTGTTCCAACACTTTCTTTAGTTTCATCAAAAGTGACTTTTAATCTGGCAATTCGGCCTTCAAAAGTATTGGCTTGAACTGTAGCTGCCCCACCAAAGGTATCCGCTAATTGCTTTACTGTCCCTTCTAGTCCAAGGGTTTTAATTTCGGCAGCAGATAAACCAACGCCTAAACGAGTAAGAGCGCCAGTATTGCCTTCATAAGCTTTACCTAAGGCATTGGATACCGATTCAACACTTTTGCCAGTAGCAGCTGATATGTCTAAGGCAAGGTTTAGTAAATCTTGGGATTGAGTTACTGATCCAGTAGCAGTTGCTAGGCGCTGAAGCGCTGGACGCAATTGATCATCAGCAACACCAGTAGCCAAAGAAGTTTTTAGAATTTGCTTTTCAACTGCTGCAATCTGGGCCTCGGTCGCACCAGTTACATTCTCTAAGGCATTTGCTAAACGCTTTTGTGCAGCCTCATCTTCGATAGCTGCTTTAACACCATCAACGGCTAACTTGACTGCATAGGCCGCTGCTGCTGCCGCTGCTGCTGCAAAGGCCGCTGCTGCGACTTTACCAAACTTCTCTAACTTACCGCCAAAGCCTTCAACCTCTTTAGAGCCAGTATCAAGATTTTTCTTGAGATCAGCGACATCGGCAAGAATCGAGAGTTTAAGTGTTCTACTGCCAGCCATTACTTATCCCACTCTTTCAATATCTTGGAAAATGCTTCTTGCCATTTCTTAATCAATTCAGGCTGAATCTTACGAAGGGTTGGGTAGATAAAGTAGCCAGCGTTTCCGCGACCTTTGCTCGGTGTTCTTCTGGGGAACTGACGCAAGCGATTACTTCCAAATTCATAACCCGCCCAGAGTTTTTGTGTGCTACCGCCACCAGAAAAGCGCTGACTTGCAAAGCCGTAAGAGAACTCTCCGATTTTGGAACTGGCCGAGACTTTAACGCCAGTTGCAATTCTTCTAACTGCTTCTTGACCAAAAGTCCTTGTGAGCGCATAGGCTTTGATTTCATTTGCTGCGTAAGTAGCCAGCGCGCTAGATTCGCGTTTAGCTTGGCTAACGGCTTCGTCATCCATCGCTTTAAATGCGGAAATGATTGAGCGGAGCTCGCGCTTGTCATAGCTGATTGGTAACTCATCTGCCACCGCTACGCTCCTTTAATATATCTATGGCCGTCATTACTTGGTCTATATCTGTCCAGTAAGGCATTGGAATCCCAGTTGCGATAGCAATCTCGATGATTAGTCGGTTGATGCTTCCGGGCTCGTAACTTTTGGGCTTTCATCTCCAATCGTCATTTCCTCAACTGTCAGCTCCCAAATCTCTTGGGACTTGGTTGGCTTTCCTGCTGCTTCGCGCTTATACGCAAAGTAGGCAAGGTCTAAGAAGTCCGCTTGCTGATAAGCCGTTATATCCTTCATCGAATAAATCGACTTACCAGTTTTGCGTTCCCACTTAGCCCATTCTGGCAAGCCAGCTTGGTAAGTAGCTGATTCGCCTGAGCTGTATTTAATTGTGATTGAAATTTTCATAGCTCCCGATGCTCCGATCTCTTAGCTGAAGGTCTCTGTTGGTGTTCCAATTACTGTCATCGTCCAAGTGTCGGTGAGTGCTCCAGGAGCAGCTCCACCAGCAGTTGGGAAGATTGGCAATACTGTGAAAGCAAATACTGCGCCAGTTATTGCAGTAAATGAAACGCTGAGTGCTGTGTTTGGTGCAGCTTCTGCATCTGTCCACATTGCTTCAAATAGAGAGCTTGTAGCTCCCCAATCCTGTAGCAATTCAATTGTGAATGTCCATTGCTTATCTACGGACTTATAAGCGCGACCATCAAGAGTTTGATAGGTCTCGATAATTGTGTCGCAGCTCAGGACTGCGCTAGTTGTCTGGGCGTCATAAGCAGCGCTATCGAG